TTAGGCCACGCTGTCGAGATCGATTCCCTGCTCCGCAAAGCAGGAATTGATGATTGTCTGGTCCTCGTCCGTCAACGTCCCGACTTGATGAAGCCCGATCAGAAAATTCTTGATCCCGAGCCAGTTCTTCCACTCGACGAAGCTCTCGAGTGCTCCGGCATACGGCGCCAGGCGAAGCATGGATGCGGCTGGAAGCGTCTGATTGAACCGCCCCATGAGCGTCTTGAAGCTGAACTGCGCTTCTATAGCGGACTTCGACATCTCGTCTGGGAGCGCGAGAAGCTGAGTGTGGAGAGTGGCCACTTCACCCTCGGTCAGATCCCTGGTCGAGACTACGACCACCTTGTGCTCGGAAGGCCACGAAGCGATCCCCTTCACGACATCGGACTTGAGCGTCTCAGCCTGACTGACTTGCTTATCCGTGAGATCGATCCCGCTGATCGTCGTGTCAACGGCGAACGCTTGGGAAGATATCGCAGCAAGAAAAATGTAACTTAAAAGTAGTTTTTTCATGGTGGCTCCTTATGCCTTGTATTCGGTGATGGTTATGGTGGAAGCTATAACTCCACCGTAATATGAAGCTGCCGATTGCCCATTAAAGACCACTCCCGATGTGTCAGCTCCGGCTCTAACTTTAAAAGTGGTTGCGCTCGTCGACCCAGCCACTACGTAGTAAGAGAATTTAATATTGTTCGCAACACCACCAGCATCGTATGTGCTCATGCACGCTACGGCATTAGCTGTGCTATCCCTAAAAAGAACTGCCACTATATTTCCAGCAGCTCCGGACTTATAAAAGAATCCCGTAACGTCCACTTTCAATACGTTTGTAGAACTCTTAGGGGTGATAGCGAGAGTCATGTACTCGTCACCCTCGTTGTTCTGAGGAATTGTATTATCTTGCGGAATTGTAGTTGAACCCGAGGCTCTTGTTCCGGTCTGATAATTCACAACCTGAATCACGGATGTCGACTTACCGACACCGAGCGCAGTCTCCACTGCCACAACCTCGTCCTGGAGACCGTTGATGTCTGCGGCCATCACATCGTCCACGTTGTCCACTTTCGTTGTGAAAGACTTGACGGACGTCGGATAGGACGCAGCTCCGAACGCAAGAGACGGAATAAGCAAGAACGCTATCAAAAACTTCTTCATGGTTACACTCCCGCAGCTTGACGCTGCTGTTCAAGGTTGAATTGCAATTCTTCAAAACGATCTGTCACGTCCGGTTTCCCGTAGTTCAGCTCGACGTAAGTGTCGAGCGATGCGTCCTTTAGCGAGTAGGAGATCGAGTCAATACGGTTATCAGTGAGTCCGGTGTAGTGATATCCAGTAGTGCCATACTTAAACGTCCCATACTTATGCCTGACCGGAAGTGAGTTGTCATCGATCACCACTCTTGGGAGCGGAGTGGCGCTTTCTATCATTGACTTGTTAAAAGGAAGCGTGAGCGACATATTCCTCTGAAACGTGTTGTAAATCGCAAGGATCGAGGTTGCGAGCTTATCCGCAACGGTGCTATCTACAACTGAGGAATTGCTGATCCGTTTCTGCTTCACGCCGAACGCCGCGACGGACGCCGTGTCCGTCTTGATATAGCGATAAGGGACCGTGTCCCCCGTTCCTTTTCCGTCGTCGATGTCCCCGCCTTCTACGATCACTTGATTGATGATCCCGGAATAATCAAACTCGTCGTCAATCTTTCCGATGTCTTTTCCGATGAGCCACCATACGCTCGGGGAAGTTGCTGGAGCACGGAAATAGAGCTGGCGCGATCTATCGACGCCCCACTCCGCGCCGACGATCTCGGCAAGTTTCGATATGGCATCCCACACCGAGTCATTGAACTTTATCGAGACCACAGCGGTCGAGAACGTGTCAATCGTCCCCGCCGTGATCGGAGTATTCGGAACGATGAAATCGTTTATGAGCGAGGTCATGACGCCTGAGATCGTGGAGCTTTTGTATACCTTCGGCGCTCCGGTCCCGTCATGCACGATCAGATCCTGAAGCCTCTGGGAATATCCGTATCCGTCGATGGTCGTTTGCTCGGAGTCCGTGAGACTCGGACGGATACTTGAAATATATCCCCGGTAATAAAGAGTCGAGGTGCCGCCGAAGGATGACGTGATCCATATCTGGAAATCATAGATCTCTTTCTGGTTCGTCGCGGTGAGTCCCACGAGATTCCCGAAAGCGCGTTTCAGCACGCACTTGAATTTGTCGCACCCGCCCTCGGCCTTATAATTCCAATCAAGCGAAACGAGCTCATTATTCAGTAACGTCTGCACCACCCCGGAAGAGTCCGAGAGCTGGACCTTGAACTGGAACCCGGTGTCTGAGGGTCCATACTTGAACTTCCCGTACTTTGCTTGACCGTATCTAAGCCCCATGATTCACTCCGAGCATCTTCAAGAGCAGCGTCGCGGAAACCTTGCAGTAATTCGTTCCTTCCGGAACGTCGGTTCTTGCGAGAGCCTCTAACTTTTCCAAGTCCTGAGGAAGAGATATCTCAAATTCCATCGTATTTCCCGCGATAAGTTATCGTGTATGCTGGCTTCACAGCTCCGGACACTGTCCCGGTCCATCGGATAGAGTTATTCCCCGCCGCGAGCGTGAAGAAATCCCCGGAGAAGTTCGTGAGCTTGTTCGCTCCGGTGTCGTCTACCACCGTTAGCAGATCGGTATCGATCTGGATCCAATGCCCCGCCGTTATCGCGGCGTTATAAATGAAATATTTTCCAGTTGTAAGGTTATCAATCCTGAGGCCGGTGGCGATGTTGTCGGTGTTCGCAGTGATCCGCATGATGTGATTCGTCTCAAGGTTCCCCGAGGTCGCCACGACATTCGTCTGAGGAGACGCGGACGCGCTCACTGACGCCACAGTCGGGTCCACATCCACGAACCCGAAGTCATCCGCGACGAGCTCGGCGTCCCATCTGATCCTTCGGAGATCCTGCTCCTCATACGAGGACTGAAAAGAAGTCTTCTGGACCACGATTTGACGGTCCGAGAAAACTGTGAGGACCGCCTTCCCTAACTGAAAAGCGTTCTTCAGAAGGTTGAAAGCGGTCCTGGTATCGAGGTAACTGTCACAGTAGATCAATCCCCCGATACGAATCGAAATTCCACTACGGTATCCGACGTCCGACATCAAGCCATGGCGTCTCGGGATCTCGATCTGCTCGACTCGTGAGTCCTGGCTAATCTCGAACGTGTCCACGTAGTCACCGAAAGAGTATGATCCGAGTTTAATGTCTAAGCTCATCTGGCAAGTTCCTGTTTAAGAAGGCGCACGAAATCCATCATGTTCGAAGGACTGTTCAGCATTGCGGTGTCGATATTGATGTTCACGTTTGACCCACCACGACCTTTTCCAAGAGGCGAAGACCCTGGAGTCCTATTGAGAGGAACGACGGCCTCCGGACCCGCTTCACCAATGAGCGCGAGCGTTGGACGAGTCACGATCCCGCCCTCCGCGCCTTTCGGGAACTCTCCGTCCCCGAACGAGATCCCGGCACCCGCGGGAAGACCGCCGGCACCTCCCGCCGTTGACGCGCTGAACCCCGCGGCGACCATTCCACCGGTGGCGGCCATAGCACCCGCCAAAGCCCCCGCTCCGATCGCTGCAGCCCCGCCAAGCGTTGCGATGGACGCCAGAAGCGCCGGAACGACCCACGCCGCCGCTAAAGCCGCGGCCGTTGCCGTCCCGATAGCGACCTGGGTGACTGCGGCGGCCATACTGACCGCCAGCATCGCGACCTGGGTCACGGCGTACGTGATCCCCATCTTGATGATCTTCAGGCCCACGGCGTCAAACCCCGTCCCAAGGGCAGATACGAGGCCTAGCGTGCCTGCTAACATGGCATTTAGACCGCCTGTAGCCTTCGCGGCATCCATAAAACTGCCGATGTTGACGGATATTCCTTCCGCAATTCCACCAATCCCAGATCCCGCGCCCTTCGCGGGAGATTCTTTGTCGAGACCCTTTCCGAACACCTTCAGCTTATCGATGACCTTGTCTTTTTCTTTCCCGAAATATTTCATGTTCTGCGTGAGATCCTCAAACTGCTTGGAAGTCTTCTTGAGGCCAAGGATTTCAAAAAGTCCGTTCAGTGCTCCACCGAATAATCCGCTGTTTGGTTTCTCAGCAGTTCCGAATAGTTTTCCCATCCCAGCATTTACTAGATTATTCAATCCTGCTTTCAGTATGGTTTCTCCCAATGATTTTATGACGTCTCTTAAACCGTGAAGTTTTCCCGTAATAGCGTCAAAAATCGTATCTGAAAATGCTTTTTGAATTGAGTCAGATACTGATTTTCCAAATTCCTCAACGTTGTCAGCCATGCTTTTTAAACTACTCTGAAAACCTCTAGAAAATCTCCCCCAATTATCAACACTTCTTTGGACGGGAGAATTGGTGTCATTGAAAAGAGAATCCAGCATCGCTTTGATTTTATCAACTTCCTTCTGAATTAATTGAGCATTCCCCCCAGCACTAAATCCAAAAATTCCCCCAAGAGCAAAGTTTTTTAAATTGGCCAGGGGGTTGAGCTTTGTCAAAAGAACATAAGCATCAACGAGGGCAACGACGGATTGAGTTAGCATAGCTGATTGAATCTTCGTGATTCCAAGGACAAGGTTCAATCCTTCCATGAGCGGCGTTAAGAGACGAACCGACGCCGCTAATGCTTTAAATACACCACCAAGGGCATAACCCGCAGTGGATAAAGCAAGAACAACAGCAGAGGTCTTGACAACTTTATTTATAAGCTCCTGATGACTCTCTGAAAAATCTCGGATAGTGATTGCCACGTTATTCATAAAATTGGAGAATTGCTGAAGCGAAGGAAGGGCGGCTGTGGATACAGAATCGGCCATCGACTGGAAGGAATTACTTAGCGATTTAATCTCGTTAGCAACCGCAGGAATATCTTTTGCGGCTTTTGAGAATGCGACCGTCATCGTTCCGGTGACAGCCGCGCTCACCGTGATAAGTTCTCTCGAAACGATGGAAATATCCCGGCCCATCTGTTTCAGGGAAGAGCTCAACCCTTTAAGACCATCAGTGGCTTTATCGTTTAGGGTGACATCGATCTGAACTTTCGGGTTAGCCATTCATTCCTTTCATCCTTTACGTGGAACACACATCTGAATCATCAATTCCGTAAAGTCTCAATCCTTTATAAATATCGTTTGCTCCCAATTGTGGCTCATATGAGAGCGTAATTACTTGGCTCTTCCAAAATATTCCACCAAGTTTATTGCTAGCTTTCACCCTTATTCCATAAGCTGGGTGCCCATAAAACTGACCGACGCAATTAACCTGAAAATCCTGAAGATTGTAATATTCAGAAGCTCCTGGACCATACTTGTGAGCTGCTGAACTTGTGGATTCTCCGTGCAATTGTCCGTTGAGATAATCAGAAACTAGAGTCTGTCCAGCATCTTTTAAGTTCTGATTTGTTAAAAAATATGTCGGGGGTTGATACGTCGCACACCCCAACAACGCGAAACACATCACCAATGCCATGAACTTTTTCATACACTCTCCTCTGGTCCGATCTGGACCGGTTGTGATACTCTGCCCTCGAAACTGAGGGCCATTTATATTACACAATAACTTCATTTCTGCGTAAACTGACTTCCAAAAACTGGAGGTTCCCATGAAACAGAAACGCTCCAAAACTACGGAACAATATTTCCCAACCGCGCCCAAGCTCGAAATCCACATGAAGGCGAATCCTCGACTTTCCGACGAAGAGAAACTAATCATAAATCCCACTCGTGACGTCGAAGACGGGCATGACGTCCTTAGAACGCTTGAGGATCAGGGACGCGGCGTCAAGGCGTTCCGTCCGAACCGTCTTGAGCTCTGAAATCATTAAAATAGCCTGTCTAAACGTCATTTTCCGAATCTCCTTGAAACTCATGTTGAACGGATGAGTTTTGAAGATGAACACCATCCGCTCCCAACTCATCGGGGACGGTTCAGCCTGACCTGAATGCTTTAAGCGGCTGCCGTCCCTGTTTCGTTTTTTGCGGGAGTTTGCATCCCCGATATTTCCATGATCTTTGATACGAGATCGTTCATGTCAGAGAATTTGAACATCTTTCCGACTTCCTCGATCTTGATGCTCGGATGTTTCTGTTTCAGAGAATGAAAGACGAGAGAGATAATGTTTTTCGTCTTTTTAAACGCCGAACCAAAGCCCTCAAGATCGCAACCGAATTCCCCTTCCAACGCTGCGATATCCTCCATGAACAATGGGGACAATTCAAACTCCTTATCGCCAACCTTTATCGTCGCTCCGTTCTTTCCAAGAACCTCGTTTAAACTCATCTCTTAACCCTCCGGTTATCTTGTTTTACTTCTGTTGTTTTCTAACAACTATGTCATCACGATTGAGATTTCATCCGAAGTACCCGAAAATTGAAGGTCGCAACTGTACATGAAAACCCCGTTCTCGTCCGTCGGATCAATGGCGTCATACTGAGTCTTTCCAGTCCCGGTGATCGTAACGATATTCCCGGCGCTCGCGCCATGCGTCGCCGTGAAATCGACCAGGGTATCAGCGTCAAACTCCGTCCACATCGGTTCTGTGGCCGTCAATTCCGCTTCCAGAAGAATCTTTCCTGTGGGATTTCTGGAACCGATCAGAACGCCGACCATTCCGCCGGCAGCAACCGCAGCGTTGATGGATGCTCGATCCACGATCTGGTTGTTCAGGTTGATGGAATAGTTTCTCGTGTACCCCACAAAACCAGAGACAGCGCAGGCCACGTTCTCGCAAATCTGACCGATCGTGGTTTCGTACACTGGAGTGCATAGCGCGAGATCCGCAGGAACGGTGTAGATTCCCTTGAAGGTCCATTTCACCATCGGGATCTTCCCGGAGTCCGCGACGATCTCAAAAGAGCCACGGCACCCCTTGGCCTTGAAGACAACGCCGTCCTTGTAAACCCAGATTGTGCAGGATTTGTCCGGAGCATCTGGCTTATACGTCACCGACACGCCCGCGCTGATCGTTTCTTTCATCCCGCAGGACTGAAAGAGCGGAGACAAACGCCCGATTGTTCCGGCTGTCCCGCCATTCTTAAGTTCCGTTTCGAAACTTATGTCATAAAGCAGTTTCGTTTTGGAAGACGGAAGAGGTGAGAGAGACGCACGAAGAGGCTTCCGTTCAACCTTCTCCTTCTGAACCTTGATCGAAAGACCGAAGACCTCGACTTCGTTCGCGGATACCGCAGGAGCCGAATCGGTCCCGTAAGTCGCCTCGATTTTCGCAAGCACCACTGTTTTGTTCGTTAAAAGTCCACCTGAAGCCGCCATGTTCGTTCTCCTTTTTTTAGACTGCTGCCATTTTTTTCGTTTTCACTAAATTACAAAGACAATTCTCCCGGCATACCGACCACCCGGAGCCCGGAAGCCCTCTGATCTGCCAATTCTGAAACGTGTCTGTTTCACCATCTCTTTTAAGACAATCAGGGCAGGGATCTTCTGAATCCACCTCCCAGATAAGCATTTCTTCGCTTCCAGGCATCATCCTGCCCCACTTCGCGCTGTGGGTGACGTTATTCATGGCACCACGGACATCGGCGTTTAAATTGTTGAAAAACTCGCCAAAGATACGCCCCTGATCCGCGATGTCCTGAAACAGAAGGTTTTTGATTTCTTGATCCTTGAGCCCGTTCTGCCTCAAAACGCTGATGTATTCCTGAAGAGTAATCGCCGTCTTTGATGCTTTCGCCTGGATATGAATACTCAGGATCGAGAAGATTCCGTTCATTTGATTTTTCATGTACTCGCTGAAATTATCCATGCACCACTGTTCCGTTCAATTTATCGATAATAGCTCGCGTTATAAGTTCGACGCACCGCTTCACCGCTGCCGGGGATACTCCGAAGAACGGTCGCGCCGGGATCATCCCCCTTTTGACCGAATTATCAGCTCCCACCTGCGCGATAGATTTCCCTCCGGAATTGGGGTGCATCGACTCAGAAAGCGTTAAGACGACGTGATTCATGCCAACCGTTTTAGACACGTAACTCGCTGCATCTATCAATTTTCGCTCTTCTCCGATTAACGGATCTGCGTGTCCTAGCGTCTTCATCTTCTGATAAGCATATTTCCCACGATTGGGTGGTATCGGCTCAGGTTTCGCCCCGATCTCTCCCGAATCAGTCGCGTTCGTAAAGCCGCGCATGATACTTCCCCGGATCTCAGCGGCGACGACAAGAGTTGAGGCTTCCAGTTCTTTCGTTAAATCAAGCGTCACTTCCGGGATATCCGTTACCTTCACATTCATGTTTATCATTGCTCTGCTCCAACCTTTTCCGGCGTGGCTGGTTCAATCTTCCGCTTCACGTGTTTCATCTCGTCCGCGAATCTGACCCCTTCCGCTATGAACTTAGTCACAAATCTCTTGGCAATATGAGCGGTCAATTCATCCGAGAACAACGTCAATTCCGCTTGCGGGTGTCTCAAAACATCATCCAGGTTAAGAAACTGAGCCGCGTTCGTTACCGTAGCCTTGAGCTCTTCCTGTAACGCTCTCATATTGTCTAAATGCTTCTGGAAAATAGGATCAAGCATAAGCCAAGCTATCCTCCACGGTAAAACTCATATCTCCCGAGATGTAACCATTCACCACGGTCACGGAAAGAGTATTGAATACGATCCGACGGATACCGTCGGTACGGTAATTTGAGGAAGAATGCAGGTCCCTGAGCACGTTCTCAAGACGGGTATGCACTGAGTCGTAATCGAAGAGAAGCGATCCCTCAGACGTCTTGTGTGCGGTTCTGATGGTTATAGAGCGCTTGGGGAAGAACCTATTCGCCAAAGTATCCCCGTCATCGAGATCGGTCTTCGGGTTCTCAAAGATGAACTGATTGTCGAAGTTCTCCGCGGCGTTCTCGAAACTGATCTTCTTCTTTGCTTCCTGAAGATTGAACGAAGCCAGACGCCTCACGAAATACTTCTTAACCGTTGCGTAGCTCACCGTCTCAACCTCACGTTCCCGAGCTCTTGATTTTTCTCAGAGTCCGACACGTTCCCGGACTCGTCCTTGTCGTACTGAAACACGATCTTTTCGAACCGATCCGCGTACTGCGCCTCGTAATCGTTCGCGAGTTTTGACCATTTATCATCGGGACTTACGATGAAATCCCGGCAGATCATGGCGAGCGCTTTCTTGATAAGCGGGACCTTAAGCTCCCCAGACTCCAGGATGAGAGCCGGGCGGAAACCCTTCGAGCGAACGTCAATCAGCATCTCCTCAAAAGCAGATTCGATCTTGCGAGCGAAGCCACGCTTCGCCTCGAATGTGTACGTGCTATCCGGAGTCGTTGCCCACGCGCTCCCGACAGTGATTGTCCCGGTGCTCTGCACGAAGTCCGTGATGTCGCGTGTTTGTTTAACTCCGGTCGCTGGATTGATGACGGACACCTTCCCGCCGTTCCAGTAATCGTCCGCGTAATTCTTGAGGTCAGAATCGACCAAGGTCGCGCTCGCCGCGGAGTCCACGATTCCTGAGAACTGCTCCGCGCCGTCCATGATGTCGGACTGCTCGTTTAAGAGGTCGTCGTCCACCACCGGGATCGAGAGACGATTCCGGACAATGTCAAAAAGCGAGGACTGATAATAAACGGTCCCTGCAATCGTATACGTCCACTGGATCTGGAAGTTCTCTCCGATCTGAGCGGTGTATGCGGAATCCAGAGAATACGTGATCTCGCCGGTCGTGGCGTTCACGCTCCCGTACCCTGTCACGAGCGTTGCCCCGCCCTTATCGAGCACGATCACCGCGGCGCTCGAGGCCACCGCGGGACGGTTGTTCAGGTACGGAGTGATCGAAAGCGTCCCGGTCTTCCCTTTCAAGAGGTCTTGCTTCATGAATTGAATCCTCCAGACTTGTTCAGCTTTTTCGCCTCGTGAATGACGTCCTTCTTGAACTGCTGACGCATTTCTGGAGTAGGATTTCGACCGTTCATAGCGACGTGAGCTTGGCAACGGCGTTCATACACCGCGTTGACCGCCCTACTTGACAGTGACTTGCTCAAATCTTGTCCCATTTTTCTGCTCCTCTCGTACGTCAATAAAAAGTTTGGATATCTTGTCGAATTGCGCTGGGTCTTCCTTGGCGCATGTTGCGAACTGCGCGTCCCGGCACGCTTGGAACAGATCAGCGTTCGTCTCTAAGGTTGTAAGATGACCGCACTGCACCCTTGGGTCAATCCATATGGGAATGTTCAGCTTCTTCAGTTGAGCGCAGAAGGGCATTACTTCGTCCATCTGGCGGTACTCTTGGCCGGGGCGAGGATCTTGCGTGTAGCTGAAATAGGGGTACGTCAGGTCCTTGAACACCGAAGTCTTCATCAGCACGCAGCCAAGCCCGATCACATCCACTTGAAACGGGTTTGTCTTATCGAAGAAGGTAATAGGGCGCCAAGACATCAGCGGTCGTCCATCCGAATGCACATAGCCTTTTTGCTCGTAATACTCCTTATGCGGGAGCGAACTCTCTTCCCAGTCCACGTATCGCCCAAGCACCGGCGCGTAGGGTTCTTTCTTCAGGTAGTACATGCCGCCCACGATCGGGCGTTCGTCCGAGATCACTTCGAAAAGATTCGTGATGGCATCGGCGGGGAACGTCTGATCCATGTCGAGCCAAAGAAGGTAATCCACCCCAGCCTCGATGGCGTTCTTGGCGAATTCGTTTCGGTTGGCGTCCATGGGAAACGTGGACACGATCTTCACCATCGACATGATTTTGTTCTTCACCAGAAGATCGATCATTGACAGCGGGTTGTACATGTTCAGGAAAGACGAAAAGGTCAGTTTGGGGACATCTTTTCCAGCCAAAGGAACGCCGATGGACAAGCATTTGTAGCCCTTAGCGTGGTGAGCTTCGATGATCTGTTTTTCTGCTTCCAAGTTTTCGTTCATTAGATCTTTCTCCATACCATCTGCCACCCACGGTGGAGTTCGTAATACTCTTTTCGGAAAATGCGTCCGAACGCATCAATCGCTTCTCCCGGGCATGCTCCCATGTCCGGCACTTTGTACTCGTAGTCGTCCATCACGATCACCCCGCCATGCTTCAGGAGAGGCCACAAAAGAACGAGGTCGCGGAGCACGTCCGTCGTGACATGCGAGCCGTCGAGATAGATAAAATCGAAATGATTGTTATGAAGATATTTCAGGCCGTCGTGCGACTTGACCGTCAGGAGCGTGAGCTTGTTCTCAGCGCCGATCGCTTTGATGTTCCCTTCGAACGTATCCTGGACGCTTCTCTCGTATCCTTCGACCTTGTTCTCAGGGTTCCCGAGGAACGGATCGATCACCGTGATATGGCTCGTGGGATCCGTCAGCACGTTCTGGAGCGTCCACACCGTGGACCGACCCTCCCAACACCCGATCTCAAGAGCATTCACGTACTCGCGACCCTTGAGATGACCGAGATATTTATCCCAGATAGGAATGTTCTTCGAGAACCAATCTGCGTGAAAGATAGGATCGCTCATACAGCAAGACCCGACGGTGGTTGATTCGCGGCAGAAGCCGTCACTTCCCATCCGTGCGCCTTTAAAGCGGCGTTGGTTGGCTTCTCGGTGTCGGTCGAAATTATCACAAGACCATCGCTTCCACCCGCTCCCGGTACTTTCTTCGTAAGATTTTCTGTGGCCATAATCCCTTCTTTCTCGATGTGTTGGAGGAGGCGGGATTGCTCCCGCCCCCAACCACCACAACAGGACTTAGTACGTCTGGCTCTTGATCAACACCACGCCAGCGGCACGGATGATGCCGGCTGAATCGTAGTAGTTGTGCACGAACTCAGTCGCACCCATCGAAGCATCACGCTGGAGTTCGATGTCCGGAATACCCAACTCCTGGTTCACGTTCTTGACCGCATAGCCAACGCAATCAGCGTTGAACAGTGCGCCCATGAACATGGCGTTGGTGTCCGTCCCCGTACCCACACGAGGAGTGACGAGCAACTTGGATCCGAACAGCGGGAGATACAGCATCCCGGAGTCCATCACTTGCTGCCCTTGCTGCGAACGATCCGTTCCCCGGCTGTCCGTGCCGGTGGTGGTCATCGACATGAGGACAAGGTCCCCACGGATGTGCGCCCACTGACTGGGATGCAAGGAGAGGATCAGGTTCTGGTTCGCTTCTTTCCCTTCAAGGATCAGAAGAGCCGACAGGATCATCGCAATGCTGACGTCCGTCGAGTTCGTTGCTCCCACCGCATATGTGAAGGAGGTGGAATTCCAGGACGCACAAATGTCCGCATCCACTTGCTTCGCCCGAGCGAGGCCGATCATCTGGCCAAGACGCTGGGAGATGTTCTCCTGTGACGCTCCACGGGACAAGTCCGTGGGAAGAACCTTCACAACCCGACGAGCGACCGTCAGCACGACATCGGTCGGCGTGATGGTGGCGTTCGTGGTCTGGTCGGTTGCCTCGGCGGTTTTCGACACAGCGGGAGCCGTGAAAGCCGGGAAGCTGGCCGCCGCAGTGGGAACGCCCGTGAGATCGCCGGTACGAACAACACCAGCAAGGTTCACGCTCGTCTGGAAAGCCAACCGCGCTTCCATGATCGCTTCGGTATTGATAACTGAAGCGAGGGTTGATACTGTCATTTCGTTTGCCATTGCATTACTCCATTATGGGCACTTACGCGCCCTTATAAATCAACCGCCCCAACCCTTCACTCCGACTCCCTTTTGGTTATGCTGCTTCCAAAGACGGTAGTCGTTGAGTGACAATTGAGTGAGTCGAGGGTCATTCGCAGGATAGCTCAGGAACTCCTGGGCTGTCTCACTGGTCTGCGTTTTGGACTGCACGCTCGACGCCGGAGTCTTTACTGGCACCACTGGCTTGCCCGTCTTCGGGTCAATAGCCGGCGGTGCAGCAAACAATCCCTTGGTCTTTGCGTTCCTCACCCACAACAACTTTTCTTCGACGGTTGAAAACTGAGGGATAAGGTCCCGTGTAGCTTCTGGGATCTCTGCGACCTCGGTCTCCAGCATCGTGTTGAGCATCGGTTCAAGTTTTTTAAATCGTTCGAGTGTTGGACTTGCGCCCTCGTAGAGCTCTTTGTACTTATTCTGGTCTTTGAGGTGCTTGTCCTCCTCCGCTTTGCGGGAATCTTCCAGCTTGCGGATGTGTTCTTTTTTCTCCATTGCTTCTTTCACGAGTGCTTTGTTCTGAGTTTCGAGATCTAAAATCTTCTTCTCGGTCTCAGTCGGTTGCTTTGCCGCCGCAGCCGCTGCTGCTTTCTGCTCTGCTGTTTCTTCAGCCATGTTATTTTCCTTCTCCGTTGAGGCGTTTAAGAACCCGGACAGTTATTTCCAGCTCGCTTAAACGCTCATCTTTTTTCTTCAGTTCAAGTTTAAGTTCTTTGTTCTTCCGTTCCAAAAACTCCACCCGCTCCTGCGTGGCGTCCATGTGCTTATGCCCCACGCCTGAGCGCGTTCATCTGCATCAGGTTCATCTTGAGGGTTTTGATCTCAGCCCTCAGCGCTTGCACTTCTTTAAAAATGAGATCGATTTTTTCGGGTACTTCTTTGTTCAATTGGACTTCCACAGTCATATCCGCCGCTTTAGCCATTTAATACTCCTGGGGCGGTCTGCCCCCGTTGTACTTTTGCTCCATTCATGTTCAGCAATGCGGCATCGAAGTTGATGCCGTACCTGTTCGTCATTCGATTCTTGATGTCGATATTCCGTTGAAGAAACGCTTCCGCATCTTCCTCGGTCTTGATGTCGGGATTCTCTTCCATGATCACATCGAGAAGGTTCACCACACCAAGATCGATCTTCTGAATCTTGAGATCCATCTCGTCCTTGGGATCTTCCAAGTCCTTCGGCTCCGCGAAATCCACGGATAACTTCGCGGCCTCCGGGAGAGGGTTCAGGTTGTAGACGATGGACGCCCACTTAATGGCCTCGAAGATCTGATCCTCGGCGTCGCGCCACGTCTCCGTCTGATCCTCCCGGATCTCGTCCAACCGCTCACGAGCTACTTTGCGTGCGAACCCACTGACGGACTGCGCCATGAGCTTGAAGTTCTCGGAACTAATTCCATGGTTCCCGGCGACTGAGAAGATCTGCTTCTCGATCTGCTCTCCGATCTGCGTGAGATTCGATTGCCAGTCCAGCACCTGGGCCTCCCCGTTCGTGACGAGAATGTCCAAAGGAGACTTGATCTGATTCGATTTCGTGGTGCCGGTGTTCGTGTCGATGGTCTGTTGCTTCACGCCCAACTGTTTAAACTGCATCGGGATCATGAAATTTCGGAACGTGCTCTGGAGCGCGACGAGTTTCGTAGCGGACACCAGATCCTTGCCGGTGTATCTATCCCAGAAGCAATTCTCACGGTCGTCCTTGTGAATGGGCACGAATGGAAAGAAGGTGTTCATGAGGATGTTCTGCTCAGCGTAGGGGTTCACCATCTCTGGGTTCCCGTCCACGGACTTCGTCTTGAAGTCCCGATCAAGGATGAAGTGTCGGGTCGGAGACCAATAGATCCACTGTCTCTGTGTCTGCCCCACCTCGTCGCAGTAAGCATCCTCGATCAGCACAGCGTCCAGGACCGTGGGGTTGTCCTTGTTCTCGAATACCGTCACCATATCGGGCGTCAGTAAGCTCAGATCAATCATCCCGTCCATCACCACCACCTGGACGAGAAGATCGTTCATGCCGTTCAAAAGATAATTCGCTCGCTTCATCTTCTGGTTCAGATTCAGGGCTTTGCAGACTTCGTCGAATCGCTTCTGACCACCCTTGGGACTAACCACTCGCTCCGGCGCTCCCTTGTAGACCGTGGAAGTCTCACGCACCACCCGGCGCATGAGATTGTTCGTGGCATCCACGTAATGGCGCATGTCGTCATAAGTCTGGGGCGTGAACATCAATCGCAACTGGGCATCGATGATGTACTCCAGGTTGTCCTTCAGGATGTTCTTACGAATGAGCATCTCGGCACGACGAGCCGTGTCGTGAGTACAGCGGTGCATGATCTCGGACTCCTTGATCTGGAAGGCCTGGATCTCGTCGCGACGGAAAATAAAGTTATTCATGGTTGCCTCTTAGTTCATGCTCATTGTCTGATGTAATTCCTGATCACCGGGAAATCGTAATCGATCCAGTAGCCGAAACCGTCAGAGCTATGGGTGCGATCCGGATTCGATTTATCAATCTCGCAAGTCCCCTCTTTGTAGGACACGTCCAGAAGATCCTTGATTATCATTTTGCATTTCGGATTAAGAGTCGTTCTCCGCTTTCCATCTGCGGAAAGCAGCATTGAATTGACAGCATTCACGCGATCTTTCACTTGGGGATTCGATTCCTTGAAACGCATTGAACATCCACCAGGCTGATTCTTGAAGAAGTCGTAGATGATCTGGTAGTCGGACAACGAGGAGGCGGTGTTCCGAGCTCTCCCCGTTGCGTCACCGTAGTGAACCATTCCGGCCTTGTGATTCTTGAACCGGTCCGCGATTGCGCGGCACATCTCCACCGTGTTTGAGTTCCGGATCACAAGTTCATCAATCACGATCACTCGATGCACCGGCTTCCGAGTCTGATAGTCTTCGGTGGTGTAAGAATGCCCAAACCCGACACAAAGTGGGTCCACGTTGAAATCCCAGAAGATGCGAAGCGTTGCGTTCGGGTCGTATTGCGCCTTATCACTGACGCTCTCATCGAAGTTGAAGCCGTAATACACGCGCCCCATCGCGTCCTCGAACGTCGCCTCGTACTGCTCGCGGAAGGTTCTGGGGTCCAGGTCTCTCCGGGCGTTCTCGATCTCCTCAGGGGGGATATATCCGCCATCGATGGACTTGAAGTGATATGTCGCCCACTCGCTGCGCTTATTGATTCGGACGTCTTCGAAGAGGTTCTTCAGCCGCTTCTGCCGGCAGTCCGGTGATCCGGAGAACCAGCAGAATCCCATGCTGTCAGACAATGCCGGACGGATCACGGATTCATAGACATTGGTCTTGACGTGATCGTATTCGTCGATCATTGCGCCAGCGAGTTTAATTCCGAGAATCCCTTCCGGCTTGTCTAAGCCAAATAAACGAATCTTAGAAAGGTTTCGGTAGGTGATGCAGAGTTCAGATTCGTTGATCTTGAGGATGTACTGCGGCGGTGAGATCATCTTGAGAACGTCCCAAGCGATCAGTTTCGCTTGCTTATAGGTCGGAGCGAAGTACCCGTACAGGCCGCGCCTCTCAAAAGCCTTTGTCATCAACTTCGTGAGAAGCGTCGTGGTCTTCGCCCACCGGCGTCCAGCCACCAAAACAATAAATCGATGCTCGTCCATGAACACATCGAACTGGTTCGCTTTCATTTCGATGCCTTGACCAACTCCGTCACTAATTAGCATTCGGGCCTCTCACCATAAACGGTAATCGATCGGGCGCTTCTTCCGGGTCAATGTGTTCGAGCATCGAGGGAACAAACTTATCCATGATCTTTCCGAGGAGTGTCGTGTTTCCGAGTTTCGCTTGCTTCATGGCGATCTCTACAGCGGCCTGCCAGTAAGTCTTTCCGTTCCGCTCTTTCCACTCATCCACCGCCGCTTCAATTTCTTTGAGAGCGCTTCTCCTTTGCCCTTTGGGTGCTCCGTTAGGATTCCCGGATAACCCTTTGACAAAGCGACCTTTAGAATCTCTGGCGCCTGATAAAGTTCCTGCTTCGACAGGCATGGGCTTAATCATGGCTTTCCCTGTTCGACGATTTTACGGATGTGGGATATGGGATTTTTCTTTCCAAAAATGCGGTTGTAATTCTCATCGTAGCGTTTCTTATCCGAGGTACGATCGTTATCGCCTTTCCCTGCTCCTTCTAGGCGATGTTTCATGATCATCCTCCGGATTTATGGGTTCCAACAAAAAAGGCGCGGCCACCGGGACTTCCGGTAACACGCGCCTAATCGATTAGGTCTGACTTTGTTGGTTATCCTCGGGTTCATGAGGCCCAAGGTTTTACACTACGTCTACACCAGAAATACTACTACACGAAAAAAATGAAACTAAACTATTTCTTCAACATCTTGAGGATTTTCTTCACCGCCCCATACCCCAGCCTTCTGATCCTTACGCTCGTTGAACTGATAATCAAGGATCTTATCGATAGCTTCCCCACCCCCATTCCCCTTGATCTCGTTCATACGGTGGATGATGTAGGTCACGATCACCGCCGTGTTCTCCCTGGTTATCCCATGCTTCTCGTATCCATCGATGGTGCTGATATCTTGGATCAGTTCCTCGATGAACTTGGAGCGTTCAGGGTTTACTCGTTTTTTGTCGAGCATTAAGAATCCTTATTTTTTTGCCACAACTATCTAAAAAAACATTCCCCCCGCATCCTTCACAAAAGAATCCAAATCGATTTACTCCTCGATGACGCTGGTATGTTTCCATATTGTTTATACTTAAAACCGAACGACATTTCGGACAGTTAATCATTCCCGCGCCGTCCATCCCTATTCCCCTTCCTGCCAAGGCTCTTTCGGTTCTTGCAGTTTTAAATTTGAGGTCATTTCTTTCGGAAGAACATTATTCAAGACGTTATAAAATGCGTTCATGGCCAGCGTATTCATCACTCCTTTTTCTTTGTCCATGAACATAGGACCTACGATGCTTTTATCTACCGCCCTATAACAAAGATTGATTGCTTCGACGAGCTTCGCTTCGTTCATGGTTCTCTCCTTAGCGACAATTTCTCATTTATTCTTCTCTATTTTTTCAAGGCGCTCTTCCAGGTCCAACAGCTTTGCTAAAATCAGCCACGTCTCAAGACTGACGTTCGCTTCGCTCAATTGAATATCATTCTCAAGTTTCACAATCCGATGCCCCAAGCCACTTGCTACTAAGGACATCTTCATGACTTTTTCCTCTCATCGTTCAAAATCCCGTCCATGTGATCGATCTCGTGCTGGATCAGCCGAGAAAGATAACCTCTCGCTCGCTTCTTCTTCCCGTTCGTGACGTATTCGATTTCATACGCCCTCTCGACCTCCGTGTATTTATGCGGGATCGAAAGACATCCCTCCTTTTCCTTGATGATTCCATACCGTTGAATAATCACGGGGTTAAGAAGAGTTCCTTCGGTCACTTGTCCGTTCTTCATTATGGTGTACCAAGAAAACCTAAGTGGTACCCCTATCTGGATCGCCGCAAGACCGGCGCCATTCACCCACGCTTTCGCGTTAGCCTCCCGGAGTCTCTTGATCAAACCCAGACTTTCCACTTCCTGTGGCGTTGTCTCCTTGGATACCTGTCTTAGGATTTTCCGGTCCGTGACGATCAAATCCGTCATGGTTTCACCTTCTCATCCGCAGCGTTCACCGCTTGCTTAATCAATAGAGCCCCGTCTACGGCGAGGGTCAGGGTGTAGTTGTCTTTCAGGAATTCCACGGCTTGGCGGTAGGGCAACGGGCCTTCGCCATATTTCCCTTCCAGGACGGTCTTCGAGGCCTTGGCCTGGAGGCTTTCCTGGATCCAGGCGAGCAAAAGGGCGACGCTGGGGCTGATCGCATCCTTCAAAAAGGCCTTCTTAACGTCTGGCGTTAAGGCGCAAAGTTTCAATCGTCCGTAGACATAAGACCGGCTCTTCCCGATCTTCGCGGCGATCGCGTCCGCGCCGGCATAGCCGTGCTGCTTCATCAGGAATTCATACCCTTCCGCCTCTTCCATCGGGTGGAGGTCCGCTCTTTGAAGGTTCTCGATCACCTGAATCTCGACCGCTTCGATGTCTGTCAGCTTCAGAACAATGGCCGGGATCTCCTTCAGACCCGCGAGCTTGCCTGCGCGGAAGCGGCGCTCTCCGGCCACAAGTTCATAAGAAGGCGTTCCTACTTTCACCATGTTCTCCGGTACAGCGCCAATTTCGCGCACGAGGATCGGTTGGAGTACCCCATGCTTCTTTATGCTCTCGGCCAGTTCCTTGATAGCCGTTGCATCAAAATGTTTCCTGGGATTTGTAGACGAGGGTTGAATCGAATTTAACGGTAGATTTTTCACATGTTCTCCTTTGGTTGGTTGTTATTCGTCTTCTACTTGGATAAAAAACTTTTTTCTCTCGAATCCGCTCTCAAAAAGACGATATCGAATATGCGGATATAAAATCCCGAAAAGCTTCGCTTTAATCGCCCACTCCCTCGTTTTAGTCGCGGGCGACTTTATTTCGTGCACTTCTTGTCTCAGGTCTGGAAGTAGGACTGTGAAATCGGGCTCTATCCTGCAAACCATCTTCCCATCCACTTCTAAATCGTAGGACTTCTCGTATTCCCAATTTTTCACGCGCTTCGCCTGCCATTCGGATAGCAACCAAAGCGCATGATTGAATTCGAGCTTTGAGCGCAAGGACTTGCCATGCGTGAATTGATCGAGCATCTTGGTTGACTGAATGGGGGTATTTCCGTACTTCGTTCTGGTGCGATAGATCATCGCGGCCTCACAAAACTACCCCACTTCAACCTCTGGGGATCTGTAAAGCGAGTCCAGTTAAACTTCAGGATCTCTTCCTCGGTCCCGGTCAGGTCCGCACCAGATTCGACTGTCTTCCGGACTTGATCGAGTTTCCATGCGAGAACCTTATCGATTGGACGCTTCCGGAGGCCTAGCTTAACGTCTATTTCTTTGAGCATAAAAACCGCCACTTCATTCTTCATGCTTTTAACCCCACAAAGATCGTCGGAGGCAATTCAACCTTCTTTCCGACGCGCCCCACATGTGGAGACAGTGTTCGTGATTGTTGACGTATTGACTTTTCGGAGGATGAAACTGAATCACAACGTCTTCCGAGTCCCAAAATAGGTCTTTAACAAAACACATCTCGATCCAATTCGGGCATCGGTTTTTGATCGATACTGAAACGTGTTCCCATTCGGGCTTAATTCCTTTTCCATCGGTCGCGATAACGCAAAGCCTGTTCGAAGCGTAAGGAATCAAAAAACATCCAACATTCCCATCCGAAGGATCTGAGGAGAGCATGTTTCCCTCTTCGGTGAATCGGTACTGATTTGGAACGTGAAAACTCATTTCATATCCCCTTATCCAAAACGTCCTGGACGCACCGGACGAGGTAATACTCGCCGCCTGAACGCTTGACGTTAAGTTCAAATTGTTTTTGTTCTGGTGATTGTTTCCCGGTCGGAGACTTCGCTTCGAGGCAGATCATCTTCCCGTTTTTCAGCACGATCACGTCGGCTGTGCCGGGCGTCAGGTTGTGCGGTTTTAAAAAGATCTTGCGGGACGGGTGCCACGTGCCGGTCGTGTTAATGCGGAAATGAAACACCCCCCGCGCCCGAAGATAGAGAAGGATCTCCCGAAGGACATCTTTCTCTTTCCTGAGCGCGAGAGGATGTGCCATGTTATGCCGCCTTCGCCCGGATGAACTTCACTACTTCTTTCGCGGCTTCGTGTTTCAGTTCGAGCGATCCGCCATCGACCGGGATCAGGTAACGCTTGGATCGGCGCATCTCGATCATGAGATCGGCGGCAGCCTCGCCAAGAGCGTCCTTGGCTTTCACAACGGCGTCGCTTGCCTCTTTGAACTTGTCCGCGGCTTTCCCGAGTTCATCTTTCTCGGGCATCCCGGGTAACTCTTTGGGTGGCTTGTTCGACTTCACTGTTTTTGCTTCCTTCTTCGGCGCTTCTGTTGCTGTTGGGGACATATTCACTCCTTTTTCTGTTGTGGTTTTATAAAACTTTTGTGATCCTAATGTTGTGTTGTGGTTGCCACGCCCATTTACATTTCGCACAGATCAAAACGTCCCCGAGATCCTGCGGCCAAACGTCCACTAAGAATCCGTCACACTGGAATTTCCATCCGCCATAAAGCGTCGGCCTGGCATCTTTCGGGATCAAAAGAGCAACCTCTTTCCACTGACGAAAAGGAACGCAAACGTCATAGTCCTTGGGGATGGATTGGTTCGGATCAGAGGCGCCCCCTACGATCCATGCGTCGTAAGACCCGCAGATCAAACGAACAATTCTCGGTATCCTTTTTAGGTTTACTTTCAGTTGAGCGCTCAT